CGCGCCAGATCATGTGACCATGTGCGCAGATTGGCGCAGCTGCTACTTGCTGGCCACCGAGCTGTGATTTAATTGCCTCGATTGCTTCCGACGCTGGGATCAAATCCTCGCTGATAGGAGTTGCCCAAAGATCAACGTCGTCAGCGCTCTGACGTACAATCTGGACGTCAATTTGCTCAGCCTGTCTCATGTTCTCCTGAGTTGGCCTTGCGTCTGTGCCAAGTACTAGCCCGGCGCAACGTCCGATTGCAGAAGTTACTGTGTCCTCAACGAACCATTTTTTCATGTTCACGTTGTAGGTGGCTACATTGCCAAATGCGTAGTCAATGCCTGCTGGCTGTTCGTCCTCGTATTTTTTATAGATCCGGCACTCAACCAATATGTAGCCTTTGGCTATGTCAACGTCAATGATCGACGTGTGGATTTTGCCGTTCGGATAAGTTGCCCAAAAGCGCTGAATGCGAGCTGCAACGCCTTCATAATTTTCCAAGAAGCTCATAGCTGTGCGCTCCTTCTGCTACCTGCAATTTTGCCGCGTACATAGCCGACTCGATTGCCTTCTCTAAGTCCTAGCGTGTAACCAGCTGAAAAGCCTAGCAAGATCCCAATGCAGATCCACATAAATACTTCGCCTACTGTGTACATATTTGCTCCCGTTCAGGGAGCTACTGTGCTTCGCTCCCTGATAAAAGAATGAAGCAAAGCGCTGACAAGGTCAAGGATTACGCTCATTTAACGGCGTGTCTAATCCTTATTTTGCTGAAATGCCATTTCCAGTATCAGTTGATCCAGTCTTGTTTCAATTCTTGAGACTTGATCTTTTAGACTGTTGCCGCCATTGGGCTGCAGCTCGCGCATAATTGCTTTGACCATAAATCGCATTGACGCATAAATAGCAGTCAGCACCGCTATAACAAGGCCAAAGACTGTTGACCATTCAGCAACGGTCACTTACTTTTGCCAAAAGCTGGGTCATTAGGATTTAGCCAACGTAGAAGCACCGGCAAGATAGCAGCAACACCAGCTGACAAGATTGCTTTAGGGTCTGTTACACCAGCCATATAGACGGCAAGACTTGCTCCCAAAAATGATCGACCGTAGCTGGCCAGCATAGGTTTTAAATTAGCGCTCAATTTGAGTCTGCCCAAGTGATAACGTTAAAAGTAAAAGACGGCGTTACTCCACCAATTTCGTAATTTACTCTTAAATTATCTGTGAAAGGTGTCGTTAGTCTAATAACCTCACGTGCAGCCCCTGTTTTCTGTGTAAAGGTAGCTATAGTGTTGTAATTAGTGCCGTCTGTTGTATCTTGCACTACAACATCTAAAGTAGGTGCTGTGCCACTAGCTGCAGTTACCTGCAACTGCAATATTAACTGTCGTGCAGCCGCAAAACCTGTCACCGCTGTGCCTGCCGCTGTTGTCGTTCTGGCAGCTGACTCTAAAAGCGTGACGGTGCTTGCCGGTATATTTGCTTGCTGAATATTACTCATTTACTTTTCTCCTTTTTAGCTACCTTTGGCAGTTCCACAAAAGGATATTCTGCCGTATAGGCAACGTATTTTGGCCTAGCAAAACCAACAATTTCTTTGCCCAAAAATCGCTGTTTAATCATGACCATTCCGCCATTGCGCTGATCGCCGTTGCCGCTGGTATTGCCTTCAATACATAAAACACTTTTAAGGCCAACTTTTGCGACAATGCCAATATGGCTTATTCGATCAACGCCGTCATGTGGAAAGTCCATGAAGCAAAGATCGCCGACTTGTGGCGTTTCTTTCCAACGTCCAAGATCCTTCATTTTCTGCGCACCTAAAGCTGTACTGACCATGTTTGGGATCTTGACGCCAGCTTCATTTGCGCACCAATTTACAAAACTGCCGCACCAAGGCAATCCGTCCGCCCCGGTGTATTTGCCGTATTTTGTCAGGTTGTTGCCTTGCTCGATCGTGCCAACCTCAGCAAGTGCAGCGGCAATTAGAGCTGCGGCTGTGCCTTGCGGATAAATCATTCTACAACAATTTTTGGAATTGGCTTGATAAAAAATTCACCGCCGTCAATTCCTAAGTCAAAATTCCAACCGTCAGTATAGTCGATATATTTATTTGGATTGGCTTTTAATACTTCTGGTTCAACTCCAACAATGATATTAACTACTTTATTATTTTCAATTACCGCATAAGTTCGCATAATATCTCCTAAACCCAATACTCGACGTCAATAGAACCAGAACCGCCAACGCCGCCGGTTGCGTCGGCATTATTTCTAAAACCGCCAGCGCCGCCATTACTTTGCGCATTGGGATTAGAAGCACCGGGACTTAAATTTGCGGCTCTTGTATATCCACCAACTCCGCCAACGGCGGAAGTTGCTCCTGTAAATGTTGTAGTGCCACCAGTTCCGGCGTTAGTTCCACTTGAACCAATTCCGCCAGTGCCACCTGCGCCAATTGCGTACGCAATAGTATTTCCAGCGGTTGCAGATAAAGTTGAAGAAATAACGGCGCCGCCAACGCCTGTTTCTCCACCTTCTGTCGTAGTTCCTGATCCGCCACCGCCACCGCCACCGCCGCGCAGTGTTACATTCAAATAAGTAACGCCAGTCGGAACGGTATAAGAAGTTCCTGATGTAAGAGTTGTGACAAAACGCGTTTTGCCTGCATTTGCTGAGGGAAATACTGTTGAACCCATTATGAAATCTCCACTCCGGCGATATGAAAATTGACTGTTATTGCAGACGCTAATCCTGCAATTATTTGTGTTGCGGACATAACTTGTTTGCAGTCAATAAATGCTGTTGAATTTGCTGCAATTGCAGCAGTTGTAAAGAGAGCGACAGCATTTAAAGTTAATGTAAAAGTTGCCGCCGTAGCCGCCGTATTAGTTACAACTATATTTGTGACAACAGTTGTTGTTGAGGCTGGTACGGTGTAAAGCGTCGTGCTAGATGTGGCCGCCGCCACTCTTGCTAATTGCTTTGATGTTGTAGCCATTTTTTAACCTTTTCTCTAGAACGCTTCCATGATTGTCATTATTGCATTTGCAAAAATTTGTGTGTCAACTGGTTGACCAAAAACGGCAAAATCCGCCGGCAGATCAGTGACTAGATCGGTGCTTGTTGGCATTACAAAGCCATAGTTTGTTGTTGGATTAGCCATTATTTTCCTTCCGAGTTATGACACAATTGTTGCATATTGCCACGTCAAAGTTGGCGACACGCTAGACCAAATTTCAGTAATTGGCACGTCTGCCCATTGCATTGCCTGCAGCGAATAGGCCAGCGGCGACATAAGCAAAGTCACCGATAGCTCGTTGTAACTGGCGCGAAATGTAAATCCTTCAACGAAGCCTTGGAAAGTACCGGCGGACATGTTCGTGGGCAAGTCATTGAGCGCTATTGGCTGACCCATAAAAATGTTAATTAGACTGTCTCGATCGGCATTGTCTAGCTCTGGATTTGTCAGCGCGTACGTAATTTGATCAAAAATTGGCTGCGGATTAGCTCTTAACGACAAATAAAAGGCAGCCTGTGCCGTAGCGTCTGCGCTGTGTTTAATTGTTGTAGTAATAATTTGCGAAAGGTTTCCGTAAGTCGCAATTGAGGCTGGGTCAGTGTCGCTTACCTCGCTGCCGCTATTTACGCCAAATTTTATTGTTAAATCATTCCGTACGTCGCCAGCTCTGGTCTTGATTGTTATGCCGCGCCCTAAGGCTTGATTGGCTGTCAAATCTGTGTATCCGTTGGTGGCAAGGTAAGTCGTGCGGTGAGTTGAGTCCGCGTAGCCGATCTGGCCATTGGCGTCCTCGTAAATGTAGCCAAGACCAGAAGTTGCCAAAGCTGCTACGAGGTCATAAATAACAATTCGTGATGATGAGCGCTGTGCCAATTCATAGTTGCCCGGCGTATCTATCTCGCCTAGGCCGATATTGCCAGCATTTGCCCAAGTCACCGTCGGATCATAATTTTGCCATGTCTCAGCAGCTGGCACTTGTTGCCATTGCTCTAATAGCACTTCTGACAAAATTGACTCAATTTGGTTGCCTTCAAAATCTTGCACTAATACGCCGTCTGTGAGTGCCTTTTGCAGCCTTGCCAAAGCGCCTAAGGCAGTAATTGTCACTTCTTGCGTGTATGCCGTTGAGCCGACCTCTGAGACGCTTACCGCTATGTCTACGATTGAGCCGCCAAAGATAGGCTTGTAAACGGCAGAAGTGTCTTGGACTTCAACCGATAGCGTGTCATTTATTTCGTAGTCAATAGCAGCTTGATTGAAAACAATTAGCGTGATTGAGCAATAACCAGCTTGAGCCTGCTCATAAATGTTTGTGCGGCCAGAGTTTATGTTCAGACTGGCCAAGACTGAGTCTGTAACGTCTACGCCAGCGATCTTGACGCGCCAGACTGGCGCCCACTGTGTCATTAGGTTGCCCCGACAAATGCACCTGCGCCGCCTGTGCCGCGGAAGTATGAGTCATTTAGCACGTTTACGATTGTGCGAGCTGTGCCTTCTGCGTCGATCGCTCCGTTTACTGTCAAATTTATGCCGCCAAAGTCTCGAGCCGTTGCAGCTTCTGCTCGTCTAATAGCTTGTGACTGTGTAATTCCTGAGCTGTAGGGCGTGGCCATTGCAGCACCGGCAACAGCTGCAGCAACGCCGCCGCCACTAGCTGACGATCCTGTGCCGCTTGTAACTGTTGGTACGCTAATTGTTGGCACTGATGTAGTTGAACTGACGGTCGGCACGCTGACGGTCGGAATGTTAATAGTCGGCGCTGATATTTGTGAGACATTTGGCAAGAATGGCACTGAGTCGTAAAGGCGAATAAGCGCGTTGATACCTGCAACAGCGCCCGAAATTAAACTATTTAGAGCGCCAATGACCACGCCAATAACGTTGATGATACCGCCAGCAATTTCGCCCACAACTTTGAACGCACCGCCTAAGACATTGACCAATACCGGTACGACGTACTTTTGAATGAAGTTGATGAAAGTTGTGAATTCCTCTTTGTTATCTTTAATTGCGTCTGTGATTGGTTTAAAGAAATCTGCAAATTTGCCTAAGGCTGGCACAACTTTGTTGACAATAAACTCAACTAGGCTTTGAATAATTGGCAGCAATCGAGCACCGATTGACTCTTTTGCCTCGTTAAAACGATTTTGTAAAATTTCCATTCGGCCAGCAAAAGTTTCAGCGTTGGCAGCGGCCGCACCACCAAATAAATTAGTTAAGTATTCTTGTTGCTCTGTATAAGACATAGTTTTTAGTTCGGCAGCAGATAAGCCAATGCCTAATTTGGCTAGGGCTGCTGAATTTCCGTCATAAGCTTTTCCTAGGCTATTGGCGACGCTATTGAGATCCTTGCCCGTTGCTTGGCTTATATCAAGCGCAAGTGTTAAAAGATCCTGTGCCTTTGATACGTCGCCTGTTGATAAAGCAAGGCGAGATAAAGCTGGACGCAACTTATCGTCCGCAACGCCAGTAGCTAGTGATGTTTTAAGTATCTGTTTTTCAACAGAAGCAATCATGTCATTTGTTGCACCTGTGGCATTTTTTAAAGATGTTGCAAGTCTGATCTGTGCAGCTTCGTCCTCGATTGCGGCTTTGACGCCGTCAACTGCAAGCTTTACAGCATAAGCGCCAGCAGCTGCGCCAGCTGCGGCAAATGCTAATCCAGCCTTTTTGCTGAATTCTCCAAGCTTGCTGCTCGAACCTTCTACGTCAGCATTTGCACTGTTTAAGGATTTTTTAAGCTGGTCAACGTCAGCAAGTATCGAAAGCTTAAGCGTTCTACTTTGCGCAACCATTAAAACTCCTTGAGGATCTTGTCAAAAGCATTTTCCCACTTAGCAATGATTTCGGGCTGAATGGCGCGCAATGTTGGATAAATAAACCAGCCGTTAGATCCTCGACCTTTTGGGCCAAATCCTGACCAGATTGGGAATTGCTTATATTTGTTAGATCCAAATTCGTTGCCGCCCCAGAGCTGCTGAGTTGTACCGCCGCCAGAAAACTTTTGACCGGCAAAGCCAAAAGACAGCTCACCAATCTTTGACGACTTAGAAACTCGCGATCCACGCGCAATCTTTTCTGCTGCTCGTCCTCGACCAGTTGATGTGCCAATGATTTTGTCTTGAGCAAATTCTGCCAACGCTCCAGAAGCTGCTTTGGCCTGAACTGTGGCCTCAGCGTCCATTGCTTTGAAAGCGCCTAAGACGCGGCGGAGATCCGCCTTGTCGTAAGCAATCTCAACGCTGTCGCTCATTTTGCTGCTTCTCCAATATCTCCAGTGCTGTGTAAATCTGCTCCGCCGTCTGCCATTCGCTCATTGGAATTCCAGTTGCCAAGGCCAGATCAACCAGTATGCGATTTACGCTTCCGGCGGCGTAGCTTTTGGGAGAACCTCACCGACCGTCACGTCGGCAACTGTTTCGCACCAAATCTCAAAGCCCTTGACTGGCTTGCCACCGGCTTCTCGCTTCATTGCATTCCACGCAAGAAATAGAAGATCCGCAATCCCAATCTTGTCTTGTGCTTGTGAAATGGTCTGGCCTGTCTTGTTTTCCCACTTCGCCCACTCTGGCGGTTGCGCGGTATATGTACCGA